ATATCACAGATCCACATTTACCAAAAAGAGGTTGTTAAGTCTAGGATTTGATCCAAATAAAACTGAATCTGAAATTATGGATGCTCAAGGGTTCCTCAAAGTATATGATGCGGGTAATTACTCATATGAATGGACACCCTAAGTCAACATGTGAGGGCTGTGAGTTTAATCACAGCCCCCGCCACATCAGGCGTTCATGCTAGGAATGAGCGCACTGTACTTCTGCACAAACGGACGCCAGTTCTTGAGCTGACCATGCTTGAGCGGAGTGTCACGAGTGGCTGTCATGAAGCCTCGCGCCCCCATCACAACCATCTCATCCTCAAAGTTGTCCATCATGAACTGGAAGAAGTTGTCCACATAGCCATGCACAGCATCATGACTGTTCTTGTTGCCTGCCTGCTTCTCACGTTCTGCCTTGGTGACATCGTCTGTGAGCTCATACACCAACGCAGTGGTTAGAGCATACATGACGTCAATCTGCTTGAGCTTGAGACTTGTGACCTTGGCAGTCAGCACATCACGTGCCCGGGGCAGGTTGGCAGCCTGCTTGCGGAAGCTCATGAACTTGAGCCCAGGACCTTCACCCACAGTGCCCTTGATGAGATCACCCAGGATGTCTGCGCTCAGATCAGTGTCCACATAGCTACCATCTGCCTGTGGCTCATAGAGCAGCTCGCTCACAAAGCTCCAGCTACGTGGTGTAGCGAACGCATAGCTCTCACGCCGCGGATCAAAGTCAAACAGATCGTTGGGCTGATAGGTGAGGTAACCCACCACATCCCTGTGGATACGGTTCTTCATGGCCCATTCCTGCCAGTCATCAAAGTCCACATGTAGTGTGGCATGGATGAAGCGGTTGGCCAGCGGAGTGGGCATGTTGTAGGCCACACCTTTGTCCTTGACTCGGTTACCTGCTGCCACAATCACCACATCCTTGGGCAGCTCGTATGTGCCAATCTTGCGGTTCAGAATGATCTGATAGGTGGCAGCCTGCACAGAAGGCGGAGCAGCGCTCATCTCGTCAAAGAACACCAGTGCCCGACTGTTGGGGTCTGTGGGCAGGTCTGAAGGTGTGCTCCAAGTAAAGATCTTCTCAGTGAGTGGCACATTCTGCTCATTGAACACCACGTTACCCTGTGCGTCACGGATGGTGACTTCACGCAGGTAGGGCAGGCCACGGATGTCTGTGGCTTCCATGAGCGGCAGCCGAATGTCAATCAGTGGACGATTCTGCATGCGTGCCACCTCAGCCACGATGTCGCTCTTGCCAATGCCTGGAGGACCAGCGATGAACATAGGGCGTCGGCGGTTCAGCGCATGAACAATCATGCCCTTGAGCTTGTTGGGGTTGACTGTAGTAATAGTCTCAATCTTGGCAGTGGTCTTGGTCATGTGTCGCTCCTAGCGCGGTGTTGCATTAACTCCCACATAGTATAACATGTGTGACTTGTGTCAACCACAAATTAAATGCTGTGAATCCAGGCTGTGAAGTCTCTGGAGACCATTTCATATTCCAGTGCATGTTCACTGTGATACACAAAGAACTTGCGGTTGTTCCAATAATAAGGGGCCTTCATTTTTTTGTGCAACAGCAACAAAGTTTGACCTTTATTCAACACACACAAGGCATTCTCATCCAGATCCATGCTCCAACATTCATACATTTTCTGCATGATGGTGTGACCTAGGGCAGTCAGCTTGAGACTGTGGTTTTGCGGAGTGTAATTTTGAAAACAGATCTTGCAGAAATCCGCCATATCATGCACATGTTCCGCACCCACAGTGGAATCTCCTTGTGCACACAGTTCCAGGAAGTGAGCATGAATCTGTTCATGCATGTGCATGATCAATCACGCCGGACCACTTTCACAGGCTGCATCTCCCACACTGAGAATCGATCTGTTTTGAACATGAGATTCAGTTTGTCAGCAAGGTTTAATGCATGACCTGGCGATTCAGGGAAACAGGTGCGACGATATTTGGGAGTTTGATCACTCAACAGGCTGTGTATGACTTTCAGATTGATGGGACGACCATCATAACACACTGCAAACATGGTGTTCACTTGCAGCACCTGCTCACTCAGATAGGTTTGATGATTGGTTTGAGTGAGTAACACTCTGGGTTTGGGTCTGCTCATGTGTGGTGTGCCTTCATTATGTGCTATATTTATGGGCACACCCACATGTTCAGCTGGGTGAAGTTTCTTGCAGATCTGTGATCACACGCTCAAATTGCAAACACTTGAAGGAGAGATCCCAGCTATTGGTCTTCACACATGTTTTTTGGTAGATCCATTCCAACACCTTGTGCTCATAGTTACGAGGAATGTGGTTGTGACTGTTCAGATCGTGAAGTATCAGGCTCCATGATTCATGATCCCACAGCTTGGTGTAGATTTTACCCTCAGCCATCACCCAGAACCACAACTGCACAAAACAATCTTTGGGCATGATCCAGTTGTGACAAGCCACAATGGGAATCACACAACCTTCCTGCTCCACCCAGGCTGCCATGGGCACATCTGAGAACTCACTGGCAATTCGGAGTTCCTGTAGTTGATCCATCAATAGTTGTTGCACCAGTCCATCTCCTTATCTGCAATTTGACGCACAGCCTGCATGAGCAGCTGATCTGACACATGATAACCCTGGCTGAAATGTTTCAACACTCTGAGTGGCAGGGTCCTGCTATGGGTGTGATTTCTGGGCGTGATCTGGTTGAGTTCCACATCTGTGAGTGCTGATGAATCAGCATACACATGAGTGGCATCTGTGGCGAAACAACACAAGTTGAAATCAAATGTGCTCCAAAGATCTTGCAAGGAGTTGGAATATCTGGCCTTGATCACCTGCAACTTGCAATTCTTGACTTCAGAGTCACCGGGTATCTGGTAATATAACTCAAATGTGCACGCATTATCAGTTTCCATGATCATGCTGGCTTGAGGCCATTGTTTTGTGGGACCTGCAGGATACACACTATTGGTGCTAAACAGCATGTCCAGTCTAGTGGGCTCTTGCACACTGGGTTTATGATAAGTGAAGTTCCATACCTGATCAAATTCTGCCAACCAGCTCACTCGTTGTGCATCATTCACAAAGAACACATCCACATCACCCATGTGCCAGTTCTGATTGCACCACAGCTTCCTAGCACAGCCACCTGTGATCCAGGGACCTGATTCCATGTTAATGCGTGGTAGCAGACTGACCAGATGAGTAAACTCTGCGTCTGCATGAAGCTTATGCTGCATGTTAAAATGATCCTCCACTCAACTGTACAGGTGCATTTGATGCCACTGTGTTTGATTGTGAGCGCAGCAGTTCATCCTGTAGCTGCATGATGCGCTCCTGCAACTGTCGTTCCTGCAATAGCCATTGGCCCAGAGCAAGTGCCAACTGCTCTGCTTCTGTCATGCTGAGGCGTATTTCCTTGGAATTATAGTCTTTGGCTGTTTTCACAGCTTTCAGAAACTTGTCCACGGCAGTTAAATTGATCATGTTCTGTCCTGTGTTTTTTTAAATTCGGAGTTACGTTGTGCCAAAATGGTGTTCATTTCCAGCTTGGATTGAAATGGTCCCTGATGTTCATATTCTGTTAGAGTTGCACATTTGGGACTCAGACTGCCTGACCAACCTGTGCTGAACTTGAGGATCCAGTAACCAGCAGCAAATCGAGTGTCGCTGCTCAGGGTCTTCTTGTAGCTCACATATGGTAGGGTTTGCACATCCTGAGCTTGATCATGTTTGATGGGCAGGTTGTGCACATGTGACTGTTTCTGGGTGTCAGGTTGTGAGACCTTCTCCACCCAAACAATTTGTACACCCAGTTCAGATTCCAGATCGCTGATGTGCGGCACTTGTAGATGTTTGCCCTTGCCCAGAAATGCATATGAACCGTCTGCATGCACACTGAGCAGGCCCCATCTTTCACCCTGGGCGCTCAGGATCCAGGTTTGGTCTTGCACGCTTGTGGCTTGTAGTTTTTTTACCATGAATGACCCCAAATTGTTTGCGTCTCATGCGAGCTTCACGGTCACTCACATGTGTGTGCATCAAGTGTAGGGCTTCCTGAATGTCCTGCCAAGCTGCATTTTCAGGTAATTTGGAGATTTCTTGTTGCATGCGCACAATAAATTGGTTTGTGCCTTCTTGGTGTGTGAGCATGTGATGGTGCAGCTCTCCGTGTTGCTCAAACACATGCACATCCACATTCATATGCATCCACACACTGCTACAATTGGGGATTCTCACACCATGCCAATCCCACGCTTGAGGCCTGACCAGAATCTGATCAGGCATTAGTGAGTTCAGCTTGTGGTAATATGATAACCATGAATAACACACATGAGGCACTGCGCATTTGAGCCACCATAGTGCACCAGGATGATCATTTTCATAATAATGCGTGAGTTCCGGAGGAGTAAGTGAACTCAATTGATCCCATACCACAGTGCACACCATGTGTGTATTTAATTCAGGTGTCACTCAGTTTGAGTGTGCCTTCATATGCCTTACTCAAACAAGGAGTATAATCTGAGGCATGTTGTGCAATTCGCACCAGACCCCACGTATTGGCAAACTTGAGCAAGTGGAAGCCAATGTCCCTCTTGGCAGGCACATTTACAGTTTGAGTGATACATTCATCAAACTCATCCTTCAGATAGTCAGGTTGGGCTTGCAAATCAATCAGCATGCGATTGCGCTCATAGGCATCTTTCACTCTGATCTGATTGCCCATGTGATCTGTCCACTGACTGAGCATGAGGTTGTTCCAGGCATATCCTTGCACATGACGATTGTCAAACGCTTCCTGCAACCGCTTCTTTCTCACACCCGGATATGCACTCATCACATTGTCTGAGTCATCACCTCTCATGCACTTTTCAAACAGCATGAACTCAGGATTGGGCACCTGCATGGGTTCACCCTTCTTGTCTGTGGCCTGATCTCCATTCTTGTCATACACCCCTGTCTGGGTGTAGAGCAGACCCGCAATACCATTGTAGATCTTCACATTGGGTGCCAACAGTTGCATGAAGTCTGAGTCTGTGCTCACAATCACATGATCATCATCAGGATGCAAATGGATCCACCTGGCAATCAGATCATCTGCCTCTGCATTTGGATGACGGATCACACTGGCATTGGTCCTCTCACTCAGAAACTTCACAAAGTCATCCAGAGCTGCGAAAAACTGCTCATCATCAGCCACTTCAGCTGGTGATCTGGCTGCCGCAGTCACCTTGCGATTGGCTTTGTAGGGAGCGTATGCATCCTTACGCCAGGATCTGCCCTCCATGAGGAACAGAACATGATCAGCATCAAACTGGGTCCACACCTTCTTGATGGCATTGAACATCACATGGATGGCCATGCCCACCATGCTGTCCATATCAGGAGCCCGCATGCCATATCTGACTCGCATGGCCAAATTTAAACTATCCACTAAGACGAACGTTGCCATGACTTCTGGCTCCACATACATGAATGATATATGTGATATTGGCACATGGTTGCATTTAAGTCAACACACTACCATCTGGCGTTCTGTTTGAAGCCTGCTTTGACGAGCTCTGCAGCAGCTTTGAGAGCTCCGGGTTTTCCTTGACCTTCATATTTGGCCAAGATGGCTTTTAATTGATCAGGTGCATAACTCAACACAAATCCGGTGGTCTCCAATAATCTGAGTAAGGGCAGATTGGCATCATAGTCCAGCCAAATTTGCCCTTTTACCACCGCAGGCATGCCTGCCAGTGAATTTAGAGGATTGCCGTTGCATTGCATATTGGTTCCCACATGATCAGGTGCGCCCTCTAGAGATGTCAGTTGGTTATTGTTAACCCAAAATCCTCCACCCACTGATCTGGGTGCTCCCACCAAGCTGGCCAATCTGTTTTTATTACAGCTGAACTCCTTACCCACAGTGTGGGGTGCACCCACTAAACTCTCCAATCTGCTTTCACTGCACCCAAACCTAGCAGTCACGGTACCAAATTGCACAGGCAGCTTGCTCATAATACCAAGTGTGCCCACTGATCCTTCCACATCCACTACACCTGTGTGAGGGTCAATATGCACAGTGCCAAAGATATCAAAGTGCTTCTTTAACCTATCGTGTATTGCTGCCACGTCTACCATTGGGCATTCTCCCGGAATCCTGCTTTAACAAGTTGGGCCGCACCCATGTATTTGTTGAGTATTAGAGCCACTTTATGATGCTATATTTAGGAATTCACTTAGTGCGCCAGCCAGTGTTACCAATAAGGATAACTTATACGTGACTTCTGATTTATTCACTATGAGAACCCCTGTGCGACTTATTGAATCACACAAGGGTGTCATTCAACTGTATTCGGTCTTCTTCTTGCGTGGTTGGCGCTTGCGTTGAACTGGCACAACAGCGTCTGACACAAAGGCAGGATCTTCCTGTGCTAAATCCATGGCCACGGCTCTACAAACTTCTGTGAGCCAGGATTCCACAATCTGATCATCGCTCACACCCTTGTAGCCATTGTTCCTGAGAAACTGCACAAAGTGTTCATTGTAGTCCAGCTCAAAGTAGGAGCGACTGGGATCTGAAGGGTCCCATTTGATGTCAGGCATGTTTACCCAGGGCTCTGACCTGATATCAGCCAGCTTGCGATCATGTTCTGATTTGCTGATGCGATGATGCTTGAGCTCAATATCCAACAACACTTCTGGCAGTAAGGCATCATCTTTGAGTCTGATCGTGTTGTATTGCACATCATAATCATACAGATCAATCTGCTTGTGCTTGAGCTTGATGTCCAGTTGGGCCAATTCTCTCTGCACAAGATCATCATGATCAATCTCTGCCAGTCTCATGTCCAGTTCCATGCCTGACAGCTCGTATTCTGCTTGAGCTCGCAGTCGGGTCTTGCCTTTTAGTCCCCAATGACCTGGCATCAAGCCAAAGGGAATTTTACTTTTACTCATGTGTATTTCTCCTTGAATTTATTGGGCCAGGGATGTGTGAGATCTGCCAGGTCAAACATGTAGTCTGATGCATCTACTGGCACTGCATAACGCACATGTGCATGTATGAACTTCTGGTGATCAGCCATGTGGCCCTCCCTCATGCGTGTGATGAGTGTGGTCAGGTTTGTGGGATCTTGACCGTAACTGATTGTGAAACAACCTCTGTTTGACACCAACAGATTACCTGCCTGATCATACCAATCAAATCGCACAGGAATGCTCATGGAGTGTTCTGGGATAAATGTTGTTGCACAATCAGACCCTTGATCAAATCTGCACACTCGTAAGACCCTGTGCTGAATCTCAGCCTGTAGTTTTCCAGGCGTTTGGCATCCTGTCTGAACACATCGCCGTTGTCCACATCCTCAGCATTCTGCTCACAAATCTTCACACATTCCTGAATGATCAATTCAGCAAACTTGCGATATTGATCTTGTGTGATGCTCAGTCTGAGTGGCTCGCCACTAAACTGAAGGGGTATGTAGGGATGATAAACACCATCCCTCATTCTGTCTGGTTCAAATGTGGCTTCACTAAACAGCTTGTCCATCCATGTGAGGGAGGTCAGCTCCATGCTGCATACCTGATGTGTTGAACTGTGTCCAGGGTATTGCCTTCCAGATCTTTCACAGGCACGTCATAAATGCCTCTGAATGCCACATGTGTGCCTTCGGCACAGATGCATTCTGCTACTTCCTGTTCAGTCATGTCAGATGCCATAGATCGGGTCCCACAGGCTCTGGCTTCACCATCCAGAATGTCCACAGGGGCTTGCATGTCAGGCCATACTGTCACACCCTTGTCTATTAAATGTTGTTTGATGTTATCTAAATTCATAGGATCTCCTTATGGCAAACTTGCGTAAAGATGCGTCTGCAACTGTAGAGTGAACCCATTCCGCATGGCTTGTAGAGCTGCATATTCATGGTTCTTCTGGTTAGCATCTGCATTGAGCAGCCCAGGTGTCCAAAAACTGATTCTTTCATCCACTTCTGATCTCATCTCCAGCGTGGCATTGTTGCCCACTTTATTGGGTTCATAGTTGTAGATGTTCATGGGACTCACAAACACGCTACGTGGACCCTTGTGTCTCCTGAACTCATGTGCATATGAGGGCACTTCATGATGGGTGTTGGCAGCATCTGCACTCAATACAAACTTGAGCACATTGGCACGCTCAAACACGTCAGGCCTCAGTTCACCATACCTGCCAGTGTTGTCGTTGGCCTTGGGACTCACCACCAGTGTGGTTTCTGCAGGCAGTGGGCGCAGGAAGTCTCCATTGCTTTCAATCTGAGTCCTGAATCCTTGTGCATGCAGGAATTCCAGGAATTGAGTGAGATTCTTCTGCAACATGGGCTCACCACCCGTGACGACGATCAGCAACCGATCCATAAACCGTTCACGCACCAGCTGATTACTGGCCACTTCTTTGTCCACTGCGCCATGGATCTTGTCAAGTACCTGATCAAATGTGAGAATGTCACCGGAATCAAACCAGGTATCACAAAACACACAAGCCCTGTTGCACTTGCTGAGGCGCACAAACACAGCAGGTTCACCACTGAATGGACCTTCTCCCTGTAGAGTTGCAAATGTGCTAGTGATCATAAGCTCATTGGCTGCTAGTGATTTAAAAAAGGTGGGAGATACTATTTCATTACGACCAAACACGTTATGACTCCTTGTTTATATGAGATTATAGAGCGGAACCAGCTGCTTTTGCAACTGATTGGGCCAAATATGATTCAAAGCGAGCTCGATCATCCGCCAGATAAAATGCAAAATGAGCAGCGTTGGATGCCCATTTGACCGCACTGAACACATCCACACAATGTGATTCACACCAGGTGATCAGATCTTCAAAAGAGGGTTCAGTTGGATCTGATGGCCTCACATATACGTGATCAAATTGCACGCTCACTGTGTTTCGCAGATATGCACTGTGGATATCTGCAGGAGTTGTTTCCCGCAGATCCACTCTCAGTCTTCTAGAATATTGCATCAGAGGTCTCGGAGATCCACCATGTTCATAAATTCCGCCCTTGCCATAGGATCTGACTTGAATGCGCCACCCAGCTTGCTGGTCACAGTATTAGCGCAGTAATCTTCCACCCCGCGATGGCTCACACAATAATGGTTGGCATGAATCACCACAGCGATATTGTCAGTCTCCAAGATGTAGCTGAGAGCATGAAATACTTGTTCAGTAAGCCTTTCCTGGATCTGGGGACGGCGGCTGAAATATTCCACAATCCTAGGAATCTTGCTGAGGCCCAACACCTTCTTGTTGGGAATATAGGCCACAGTGGCCAGACCTTCAATCACAATGAAGTGATGCTCACATGCACTCTTGACTGTGATGTTGCGCTCACACACCATCTCATCATAGCCCATTTTGTTGTCCACGGTGGTGCACTTGGGGAAGGCTTCGTAGTCCAAGCCCCAAAAAAGTTCGCCAACAAACATTTTAGCCACTCGCTTGGGTGTCTCATTCAGACTGTCATCTGACAGATCCAGACCCAGTGTGCGCATGATGTCAGTAAACTTGGTTTCTATAATTGCAATCTTATCAGCTCTGCTCAGCCCGGTGTCAATAGTGGGTGTTTCCACTCCCATGCGCACCAGATGTTCATGTACTTGGCGTCCTAGTTCGGGATCGCATTTGGTCTTGTTAAAACTCATGTTCAGTCTCCTTTTCAACACATCTATCGTTTATGTGCAACGGGTTTAAACCAGTCAGTCACCGTTTTGTGACCATCATATTTAGTATGATCAGCTCTTCATCATCCAGTCAACCATCTTTTGCTTTATTGTGCGTGTTTGCTTGATGGGTGGCGGGCCGGCCATCCCAGCCATCCCAGCCATATGAGAATGATGTGAGGCTGTGGGCAGGTGTTGAATCTGGCTGCCTCTACCCACCTGATTGTGATGGGATTTGGTATTTGGTTTAGCACTCAACATGAGCTTGGCATAGGCAGGATCACAATCATGATGCACACAATATTCAAACACACCCATGAGATTCACATACTCACGATCAGCTTGATCGTGAGCATCCACCACCTGCTTATACTGGGTGATCACTTGCTCTTTGTTAACCTCAGCCTGCACAAGCTGCTGTTTGGCTTGCCGGATTTCTTCAATCAGATTGAGTAAGTCTTGTGGATCTGTTGTCATGGATTACTCAGATCAATTTCATCCAGCATGGGATGAGTTGTGTGGGTTTGAGATGTGATTGTGTGGGTGTGCATGGGTGCACTTATGGTGCCTGCTGCATGAGTGCATGACACATTGTTCAAAGAGCTCAACAATCCTGAGTGGTTCAAGGAGATGGTGGCACTTGGATTTGTGAAATAGTATTCATCCATTCTGAGCTGTCTACGATGTTCCTGCACCTTGACTGCCATTTCCTGATGGCTGTGACTCAATTTTGCCTGCACAGGTGACTCGCCTGTGACCACACAATGATCCATGAGCGTTCTCAAATGCTCCATTTCCTGTATGATCTGGTTGCGATGCTGGTTGAGTTGATTAGCCTGCTGTTTGACCTTCTGTAGGCGAGCTTCTGTGTGTTGCACCTGTTTGCACAACTTGCGGTATGTGTGGGCCATTTGAGTGAGTGTGGTCATGTGTTCATGATACTTTCACTCACTCACATGAGTCAATTGTCCAGAAACTTTCTGAAGTTTTTACTGAAGGATTGCAAATATGCTTTTTCATACATGTCCCTTGTGGAATATTCTGATTCCAACAATGTTTTCCTTGTTTGGGTAAGTTCACTCACAGTTTTAGTCAACTTGACGGATGTGACATCTTCACCAGTGTCCAAACAGTGATCCAACAGATTGCGAGCTTGTGTCATTTGACTTTTTAACCCCAGCAACTGGGTGGTACAGGCATTCACCTGTGCTTGTGCCTGTTGCTTTTCCACTTCCACCTGCTTCATAAGTTCACGCAACTGCACAATCTGAGACACCAAGCCGCTCAGGTCTTCCACTTCAGGTGAAGTGGGTTCTGTCATGATACATCTCCCAATTCTCTAATACTGCCATTATCTGCATCCATGCCACTCAAATTGCACAACATCTTTTCATGCTTCTGGATCATGTCCATGGGACGCTCACTTGTGAGAATTTCTTCACACAACCCATGCGCAAACTCCAGCACATCTGGTGTGAGTATCTCTTTGGCCTTGTGCAAGGGCAAGTCCTGTGCAGCACAGGCTTGCTGAATGGCATCAATGTGCAGTTCCACATTGTGATTCATGAGCAGCACATAGCTCATGCCATCCATGCTGCTGGGCCACTTTACCTCATATTTGTGCTGCTCCTGATCAAAGGCATGTGTGCACCAATCAAACAGGCCCCCATTGTCTCCATGATGAGTCATGTATTCTTTGTAGGCGTCACTATACTTGAACTTTTCACCCACACGACCTTCAGGAGTTGTGAGATACCATGCACTCTCCAGTTCCTTTTTAGTAAAGGCCACCTTCTTGTATTTGAGATCCTCATAGCCCTTACAGCACACATCGCCCAGTGCAATCTGTTTGCAGATTTCACTTTCACGATGAGGCCATTTAATGTTTCTCTCATTGATCCATTCTTGCACCAGTTGCGGATTACCCTTGAGCTCTTTGAGATCAGGAATGGCGCCACCCTTGAATGCAATATTCTGTGGAGTGAGTTCCCAACTGTAGTAGATGTTGCCCTTGGCCACATTCACAAATGGGCTGGCAGCATCATAGCTGAGTGTGATCTTTTCATTAATGTGTTTGCGCCACTGCCGTTGCAGTGTGGTGAGTGCACATCCCATCTTGATCTTGCCATTGCCCAGATAGTGGATCCAGTCACGTCCTTCCAGATAGCCTGTGTCACGCTGGATGATGATGCGACGCAAGTTCATGGCAAAGTTGCTGGCTTGCACGTTGGAATATGCCCAAGTCTCAAAGGGCAGATCTTTCACAGCATCCCACCAGATGTCACCTTCTTCCTGATTGCGACCCTGAAGCACGTTCATGAACCGGGTGGCGCCCTCCACGCGATTCTTGATGAAGAATTCATGATTCTCAAGGCTGCTGGTCAAACAGTCCCTGAAGTTCTTGACACCAGGATGCAGGTTCTCACCAGTCTTGGGATCATTACCAAACTTGAGCAGGCTGCCTGTGGGCACATCCAGCACCATGGAGTAGTCACATGTGTGTTCCAGCCAGCGCAGGATTTGCATGCGAATTGCATCCTTGTCCTTGATCCAGCTTGCATCATCCTGGTTGGGCTTCTTCTGCCAGGGCCACTTGAGCACACCAGTTGCAATTTGATATCCACCTGAGTCGCCTACAATCACAGTCTGATTGCGATCACGCTTCTGCACCATGGCTTCCTGAACTTCACTTTGTTCCAGATCCCACACACTGTGCCCACTGGAGTAGAGTGCGATAGGATAATAGAACAGATTGGTTCTGTTGTCCAGGAAGTTGAGATCAGTGGCTCCACCAGGTAACCCTGAGGGAATGCGACTGTCAGGATCGCTCTGTTGACGAGCATAGATGGCCGAGATACTTGGCAAAAACACGGCAAAGTCTTTATTACTGGTCCACAAGTCCTTGCCAGGGGGCTTGCGGAAGTTTTCATATGTGCGACCCACATGTGGGTTGGGACTGGTGACTTTCTTCATGACTAATCTTACTGTGTGGATGTGTTTATTGCAACATGTTCAATCATTTGATCAAACATGCGGTCAGCTGACAGATAGCGTTCCTTGAGAATCTTCTTCTGTTTGGCCAGCTGGCGTGAATACTTCTTGGGATGATCCAGTCTGTGCTGAATGAATGCGATCAGATCTGATTTGTGAGTCTGATAAGCTTCCCAACTTTCAGTCCAGGCACTGGGATACAGGAAGTCTGTCATATACATTTCTGTATAGGAACAACGATCAGGCAGCACAGGGATCACATCCAGCAGCACACCCTCCATGATGCTGATGCCCAGGTTCTCATGCAAGCTACAGGAGAACATCACACTAGCCTCTGATAGGCGCTGATAGTATTCAGGCTTGCTGAGATTCATCTTCTGAGTGATGCACCAGTTGCCGCCCATTTGATGGTTCAGATCTTCCGCAATCTCAGGCTGCTTGTCTGCGTTGTAGCGATGGGGCCAAATCACGCCGCTCTTGTTGACAGACTTGAGATTGATCTTGCCCATGGCATCCACAATCAGATCATGTGGTTGACCACTCAGTTGTGCTTTGTGATGATCAGATTCAGGAATACCCAGATTGCGCAGGAACATCTTGCGATGGAAGTCTGTGGCATACCAGTTTGTGTCACATGCATAGTAGAGAGCACGTTCTGTGTGATGTGGCCAGGGCTTCTGCATCTTGTAGCCCAGGATGTCAGTCTCGTCGTAAGCTCCAGCATGCCACAGTCCCATGATCTTCCACTTGTAGTCCATGAGATCCCTCATGTACTTGATCTGCAGGATCACAGGGTTCCAGGCATCTGTGAACAGCATGACATCATTGGGTGTGATTTCACCTGCATCCAGCATGTTGAGGAATGTGACCAGCTGTGTGCTCTTCCAGCGATTAGTGTCTGAGAAGTTCAGGAATGCACCTGATGTGGTTGCTGATGTGGACTGAACCCCATCCACTTGGATCACTTTCACATCCAGGGCAGCTGACTGAACCTTCTTCTCAAGTGATTGCGGAATGCCCTCGTACCACTGGAGAGAGTACCTATTATCTAATTTTTCCAGTGGCCAGATCACAATGTTTGTCATATGATATCCTTAAATTTGATATTATGAGTGTAGCCACTAAATGTGGCTTACTCAAGTGGTATTTGATTAAGGCTGCTTAAATTTCTGCTCTGGAGATACAGATATGGCGCGGTCCAGTAAGACTCTCAACTGCTCCAGATCCCATTTCTCATAAATGAGAAATTCCACATCCTGTTCAAAACAACCATCCCTTCCATACATGTCCACCTGAATGGGATAACTCTCCCCAATCATGAGACCAATATGGATATCATAATCATCACCACAATCAGCTGCAAACAGTGTGCAGCTCCAGTCAGTGCCATCCTCGCTGACCCAATCGCCCTTGATCTCCAGCTCACTACCGGAGTTCTTCTTGTAGAAGGTGCCAGCAGGCAGTTTTATGAAATCTTCAAGATTCAGCAGCTTCATACAGATATCTTTCTTTTAATTTCAGTCTTAAACTTCCACTTGTTTAGGACGCGGCTGTATCTGGTCCATATGAGCATGGGGCCCAGTTTGGTGACTGTGCCCATGCTGCCTGGATCATCTTTGGGATAGATGTTGATGCCATTCTGTATGTGCTCACCTTCTTTTCGGTATCTGATCATGTGTCAGAATTTAATCTCTTTAGAGACTCTTGAACCGCTTGTGCTGATTCTGCAAGTTCTGCACGAGCCCGCGCAACCTGCGGATCCTGTTGGAGATTCTGAATATCTGAGGCTGATGCAGACTTCATGTCTGCTCTCAGCTGTCTGATCTCAGCAAGGATTTCTGTCAATTCTTTATCAATTTGTTGTAGATCAGGAGGCATGTTGTTTGGTGACATATCACTTGGCCTCCCATGACAGAGTGGCACCATTCTCCGCGTCTTCACTCACTGTGATCTCAACTGCACGACCAGGGTAGCGAGCATTAATCTTCTCATACAGTGCCTCAGCGATCATTTCACAGCTCATGTAGTCCAGCTGGATAATACCGTCACCATACAAGCTCTCCAGCCAACGCTTGAGAATAATAAATTCAATATCACGATCATTATGTGTGACCTCAATAGCCACTTTGAAGTGGAAGGTGTGTCTGTGAGGATAAGAGAGGAAGCGAACTGACTCAAGTGCAGGATCAGTGGCAGCAGCAGGATACTTGTGGATACCCTCGCGAGAAAAAGTGACCCAAATCTTACGTGTGGGATTTGTCATGTGTTTGTCCTTGATGTTTGATTGATTGTGTGTGCAGAATATGGTTAAATCAACTGGATTTATCACATGATAACCATGCCAACACACATACAGCAGAGCAGAACTCATCACGTTGAGTGAGAGTGTCCCAAAAGTATGTGGGCCACACATCCACTGCTACCACATGCACATGTCCCTGATTGTTGGCAGCCAGAGTGACATTTGCGGGTGCTGGTGCACCACATTGCACACATGTGAGAGTGGGAGCATTACTTGGTTGCGGCTTTGGCATCTACAATTTCTGCCACAGCACGGGCAGCCTTCTTGGGATTACTCAGATTACGGTTGTTGAATCTCTTGTCACCCTGATCAATCCATTTGAGAGCATATGGCTCCAGCAGTTTGTGAACATCAGGCAGTTCTGTGGTAAATTCAGGCATCTCCACTTCAGCCATGACCAAATACACTTCTCCACTCTTGGGTTTACGCAGGAAGTCCACATCCCAGTGATGATCCACACATGTGATCTTGGCCCTGGTCTTCACAATCACTGGTTTGCTGATCAGGAACAGTTTCTGATAATCATGGACGTCAATCGGACTTTCAATCTCCACCGTGGCTCCGCGCACCTTGGTCTTGAAAGTGAACACAAACTGTTCTGTGTGATAGTTTGTGCGATGAGGCACCACATGCCTGATTCTGCATGAATTGCTCATGTAGGCTTGTGTGATATCAAACCATTCCACACTGGCGTCTCCGCGCAACTGTTGCATCAGCTGCGCATGCTGAGGTGTGTGTAGAATCAATTTGCGTTCATGTTCAATAGGCATGTGATCACCTCACAATGTTTATACAGATGGATGTTAGCGCATCTTGGCTGGGAACACAAACTTGTATTCCACAAGTCCTGTGTTAATATTGATCTGGATGGCTCCTTTTACCGAAAAACGAACCTCAGCATCTGTGCCATCTGTGAGCTTGAGCACTTGTGCAATCTGGCTGATGGGCCACTTGTGGTTGCTCTCAAACTCACCTGTGACACCCTGTGCAAACTGGACACCACCACGCTGGTTGGCACCATTCTCTTCACCAATGAAGAACTTCAGATTGCCATCCACAGTCTTGGGGATGAAGTATTGCTCATAAGAGCTGAGTGAGTTGGCTGCCCATGCAAACTGCTGTATGGCACTCTTGGTGGGCTTCACCGTCACATCCCACACTGGCTCGTTATACTTGGGCTGATCAGGCACCATTTCCTTGCTCACAAAGCGATAAGCCACAAATGTGCCACTCTTGTTGGTGTAGTGCAGTTCTGATGGCACATCTGAACCACCACGAGCCTGATACTGCATCTCCAGCTTGCTGTCCTTGTGTGCAAACTCAGGATCATTCACCACACTCTGTAGCAGGCTGAGATTGGCCAAACCAAATTCACCTTCCCAACCATCCACAGCAGCTTGTGTGGTGGCCTTCAGGATCACCTGCTTGTTGTTTTCTAGTGCTTCAATCTGAACACTCTTCTTGCCTGCATGGATCTTGACTTTATCAAAAAACCCAGTTGTGACTGTGTTCTTGACCATATCCTGCATGATGTCTTTTACTGCAATTGTGTTTGCCATTTAGTATGCTCCTGTCTTGCCCATTTTCTTGAGTGATTGTTCTTCTTCAATCATGCTCATGTTTTGTTTCAGTTGTTCATCTGTCCAGCCCAACATGTGCTTGAGAATGTATCTCTTGCTCAAGTAGCTGGGTGCTGTGTTTAGTGCTTCAAATAATGTCTTGAGTTCTGTAGGAGTATATGATCCTGAATTATTGTTGGTCTTGGTCATGCATCATCTCTCTGTTCTGGCTCTGCCTTGTGGAACAGGCATGCCACTTTGTTTTTTACACGATTCAGAGGCGGGAGATCAAATGCGACCAGCTCTGATCTCAACACAAGTGATGCTAAATCTGGTCTGTGATTGATGGGAATGCTGGCCCATTCTTGGGGGTCAAATGATCTGGTCACAGTCTCCTTTCTCACAAATGTGCCTCTCTTGAAGGAGGCTGGGAAGTCATTAAAATTAATCCCATGCTGTTGAAACAACATCTCCTGTTTTTGTGCACCTGATTTGCCCTGTAGCTCTGCGTGACTGAAGTAGTGGTGTGCTGCCTGGCTGATGGCATTCTTGGTGGCATCCAGATTTCTCCACAAAAAACAGTTGGCCAACTCATCCAGATTGGGTACCTGGAACACTCTGCAATCAAAGTGAGGCATGCGATGCAGATAGGACTGCCAATCTGAGAAGTAGCTCATGATGCCTTCCACAAATGCAATTGTGGCCATGCTGGCTAACACACTTGTGAGCTTGTGCACCTTGCCACCAAACCAGGGCTCCACAGCATGGTCCAGATTGGTCCAGGCCAAGGACAGCTCATCTGATTGTGTGTATCCTACTGTAGCCCCACTCTTGTCCACCAAATATTTGAGGGTTTCCACCATGGCCATTGTCATCCTAGGATCAAATGGTCGCTCCATGTCCCTAGTGAACTTGCTGAAGGACCTGCCATCTATCCTGGCGTAGATGGGTATGCCAGGAATCAGCTTCCTGCCAGACTCATGTGCTTCATATGATTTTAGGCGATCTCCCAGATCGTCCATGCCCAAATACCTCTTTCAGTTATAATTCAGCTTATCTGCATTGCCAGGTTATGTCAAACTCAAAAACTGAACAAGTCATCAAATGTTTCATTGTTGCGTGCTTCATTCAGATCCCAGCCCAACACACCCAACAAGTTCTCCACTTTTTTGGTTATGAGCGCTTCTGCCATGGCATCATCATCAAAGGGCAGTTGTTTGAACCAATCTGGGATAATCAATTGATCTGCAGGTAGTGCCACACTGGTTAGCCCCAACGGATTATCCAACAATTTACACACAGTGACCTTGAAGCCGTCTGTTATCTGCAGACTGGTGTGGTCATTATGGATTTGTCTCAGCTGGTTATAATTTATGGCTGCTCTCACATGGCCTGGGATGGTCTTTTTAGCATCTTTGCGAGTGTCAAATACATCCCGCATGCCACCCTCTTGCTTGCGCATGAGATCACCATAGTATGTGAGCTTGTTCACCCTCTTGGGTGTGCCCTTGGCCCAAGCTGGCCAGCTTGCGAACTCTGTTCTGAACTGCTTGATGCGATCAAACACCTGCTGCTTGGTGCCATTTGTGAGCACCATCACCAGCACTTCATGCAGGAACTCCTGCACAGGCTTGGGTGTGTCGGACCTCTTGAGATCCAGTCCCATGGCCTTGATCTCACCAGGCTTACCATCTTTGTCCTTGCGCTTGCCTTCCTTGTCATAGATCAACACAGCATAACGCTTCTTGGTGATGAACATGCCCTTGCTGGCCACCAGTTCACGACCAGCCTTGATCACACTGCGCTCTGGCGGCACATTGAAGCTGGTGTGCATGAACTCAGGGAAGCTGTCATTTGTGACGTCTGCTATCTGGTCATACAGTTGCACAACCGCCTCTTTTGTCCATTCAAAGTCTGCAAACTCAGGCATGGTATTCATTACTGGTTTAGCACTAAAATATTGGCTGTCTGTATCAGAATATATGAGAGCTGCACCTTTGTAGTCATATGACCCGGTAATGATTTCATTAATTTTAGAGCCCATATGTTTCACAATGCAGCGACCAGTCAGAGTGGTGCTCTGTGCGATACGACTGTCATGCCATGCACTCGCACCGTTACCAATAGCGCCATACACCTCTATCTTCAAACAGCGTCGTTACGGCTGCCCCGCACCTTGATGTGCTGCTGCATGTTACCATGCAGAGGAGACTATATCACCATCCTGATGTTCAGGATGCCACCCATTTCGATCCACTTGGATCTACGATCTTACGATCTAGTCGTTGAACCTTCACTGTGTCACAGTGCTTGGCTGCTGATTGTCCTGGTCCAGGAGTTCCCAGCATTTAGAGCGGTTTTCATCAAACAGTTACCTGCTTGCGTCCCAGTATTTTAGGAGTTGAGGAGAATTTTCTTGATCAGCTGCATTCTGTCCCAATACACAGCTGATGCTTCCACATATGTAGGGTCTGCTACAATGCGATTCTCCTTGAGGGTCAAATTATACTTTTTCATTACAGCAGCCAATTGAACAGGATCGTTCTGTTTGATTGCTGCGGTTACCTCTTCAGGATTTAACATATATCTTCTCCTTCTGATACTCAAATGATAGTAGAGGTATCACATTTAAGCCAACCTCTGCAGGCAGTTTGCCTTGGTTTTGTTCACAGAATAATCTTCTTGCTGGGGTTTGATTGTGGTGTGGTTTGGGTATTTTCTGAACATTCATGTTAATAGATCTAGTTTTGAACTCAGGAAGCTCAGGATTGTTGTCTATCAATTGGTTGTATTGCGTGTAGATTTTATTATGGTATTCATACACCACAATTTTATCTATTTGTTGTCCGCTGTTCATGTGCACAGCAGGATCATAATCAGATCGATTGATCATTTTATATTTTTTAGTAGCTAAATCAATAACCTTCATTTGTTGCTGTGAATTTATGCTATGGAAGCCCTTATTGTTGAAGGATCCCCTACCCAAGACATAGCCATGGGGTATCTCAGAATGGTTGGGGATTCTCACAGATTCTCCTGTTTGTGGGTGGTGAATCCATTGATAATCTTTTAGCGCACCTGTATTTCCTGTTAACCATTTTGGCCAGCCAGCCACATATCCTTCATGCAGTTTATGAGAGAATTTGACGTCTTGTGTGACAGGATGGTATTGCCAAATACGGTCTGACATTTTGTCAGCCATACTTTGTTTAGATTCAAGAGATCGCAGCCTACCAGTTTGGAATGGTTCCCAACCATCGGGTTGTTTACCCACCTCAAATCTCATTAACTCCCCAGTTACCTGATTGCGATACACATTGGTTCCTTTGAACCTATCACTCTTGCTCTTGCGATTTTCCTCACTCATTACCCTTCCTGTATTAACTTCTGATATAAAATGAGCCAACTCCACTCTAGCAGATTGGTATAATTGGCAGTTGGCGGCCGGTCTATCACAAACTCTTCTCATCTGATTGAATGCGAACACGCAGCTTCGGTGACTGAAGCTTTTGTAGAGCAGATAATGTGCAATATAATGTGCCTTGGTGGGTAGAGTGACCAAATTCCAGTTACTGCTGTGATATTCTGGCCACATGCCACGAGGAAGCACATGGTGATTTTCAAATAAACCTTTGTGTAGAGGATCCTTAACGCAAGGATACTTCATGTAGTGTTGCATAAGTTTCACATATCTGACCAGATGTCTGGCAGATCGCAGAGAAGTGTGCGAAAATAAGATTTGATGTATGTGTTGAATGTTCATAGCCTATACCTCCATATAGGCTATTTAGCCTCCCTGATCAAGTAACTTTTTAACTTGATTCAATAAATCTTGAGGAATCTCTACACCGTCTTTGAATTGATCCACTCCCTTGGCTCGTGCCTGGAGTTGTTTACGCTCACCATACCAAGTGGCCAGCAGACCAGGCACAATGCCTTCACGCTCCACACTGAATATGGTGCCATTGGCACTTACAGTCATCTTTCGCTTGGGGTTCTCAAAGATCCACTGATACAGCTCATCACCAGTCATGTCCACATGGGTGCCATCTTCCAGATCCACAGTGAGAATCACCTGCTCACGATTCATCATTTGTGCATATTCCAGAATGCTGAACATTTCATTCCAGGAATCTGCAAATGTGCGCTTCTCTTCCTTCATGCGCTTGTGTATGAGCTTGAGAGTGGCATCCTGTCGGATCTGACCCACCACAGTCTCCTTGCTCATGTTGAGCGTGCGAATGGCAGATGGATACAGGCTGTTGATGTCCACACCTCCAATCCATTCATGCATGCCTTGCACAGGATCTGCCACATATGCACCCACAATGCCATTATCCATGGGTGCATCTTCATCATCTGCATCCTGGTTCACTTGCTCTCTGAAGTCCCTGGGCGGACGAGCAGGCACCCACTTGCCCAGGTCATGGGCACGGTTGGTGATGGCATTGTCAATCAGCTGCACAGAGCCCATGGTGGTCACCAACAGCACACCATTTGTGTGTGCTAGGTCATTACTTAGATCAATGAACTTGAGCTTCTGATCAATTTTCACCAGCAGCATGACGTCCTGCCTGTTGTATTCAATGAACTTCTCAAAGTCTTCATTATACAGCTTGTCCAGACTGCCTTCATATGCAATCTTCTTTTCACCCACTTCATACTCACCCACAAAGTCCAATCGATATGAATGCATTTCATGGTATGTGTGTTTGCGATACAGTTGCAGATAATCCAAGTGCACTCTGCCGCTCAAGTCATATGTGAATGTGGGCTTGCCATATGATTCATATTCACGCTTCCGGGGCAGCTTGTTCCACAAACACAGTCTTCTAGTGTGTTCCTTGCCCATGACCTGCACAATGCGATTGACCAGATAGGGAATATCGTATCCCTCTGAATTCCAACCTGTGAGCACATCTGCATCCTCAATGAGTGTGAGGAACACATCCAGAAGCTCAGCTTCACTGGCACACAACACAGTGTTATCAAACTTGAGACAGATCTCCTCAGCTTGAGCCTGAGTGTATGTGTCAGGTTTGAGCACTAGTGTGAAGTTTGTGCGCAACCAATCACAATACACACTCACAGCAGTTACAGCATTAAATGCTTCACTGATGTCACTGAAGCCTCTTTCCGGATCAAAGGCAACTTCGATGTCAAATACTGCCACATTCAACTTGGGAGTGGGAGTGTGTGAGTAATGATCATACAAACACCTGAACACAGGATTGCGATCTGATTCAAACTGCTGATCTTTGGAGATCTGCCTGAGCTCACGTTGGAACTCTTCCCATCTACTAGTTTCAAATGTGTCTAGCGGAGTATCATAAATGCTCATCACTTTGCCACGGATGCTGGGCCAACCCACCACAAAACGAGTGGGCCAAGTCTTAAACTGCCTGCGCCCATTAACTCGCTCCACCACATCAATAGTGTTGCGTTCTTTGTTCCAATAAGCATCCACATATGTCATAGGTAATTCCAGAGTCCAATCAGGTTCATGATGGTGTAAAACTGCATGAGCAGCAGCAAGTTAATATTCTGACGCTGCCAGCTGCTCAGGGTCAAGCACAAACTGCCCACCAACCAACACACATACACAGGGATCAGACCTGTGAGTGCAAAACTGAGCAGCACAGCAGCCGTCATGCTGGCCACTGTGCCCACAGTCTCAAACATGATGCATGTGGGATTCTGTTGCCACTCTGATCTGAGTGTTATCCAGAATCTCTGCATGCATTAAACTCCGGCGGCTGCCAGTAGTTGTTCCACAGCATCCAGCTCTTCTTGAGCATCTTCCACCACGTTCTGGTTCTGTTGGCTCTTCTTGTAGGCCATTCGGATAGCACGGTTGAGAGTCTTCTTCTCAATGTCCAGCTCATCTGCCACAGCAGCCACAGTGTCCTTGAGGCCTTCCTTGAGAGTGGCAATTTCTCGCATCACGTCAATACCTGAGTTGATCAAATTTTGGATCTTGGCCTTGTCTGCTGGGGCGTAGTTGGCGGGAATAGCATTTGTCATGTGATTCACTCCTGGTTAAATTTCACATGTGTTAGTTTGTGTGCGAACACAAACTGTGTCAAATGCTCACAAATGCCTGTGCATGTACCTGACTTTTGCGAGGATTCCACGCCTCGCCATCCCAAACAAACAGATCAGATTGGGTGAGCAGGCTGTGACTGCCCACTATCAATTGATCATCATGCACATGTGTGACTGTGAGTGTGCGACCAGCAATCTGTTCACTCACATAATCATAACCATTTGAACTCTGAAACATGCGATCTCCAGCCACCAACCACACTTGGCCTGCATGATGTTGTATGTGTGTGACTGTGGACAGCGTGTCCAGATCAGTTCTGGTCCAGGATGTCAAATCGTTTATTGTAGCCTGTGCCACCCAACCTCTGCCACCTATCCAGATTCTCACACCATCTGATGCAACTGACCATAAACCACCTTGCACATGGGCAGGCAGGTCAATCTGATCCCAAACACCTGCATATGAACCTGAGACCAATAAACTTGTGCTTAAACCATTTGTGTATCCCACTGTGATCAGTTGATCGCCTGTTATAGTGGACACATTGGTGAATGCACTATATGCATCTTGCATGATGAATGCAGCAGGCCAACTATATTGATCAAATGCTGAATCACTTATCCACACATGAGCTTGTTCTTGCAGCAGCTGATCACGTTTGAATCCCACTGCCACAAAGCCCTGATTCCAAGTGACTTTTTGAAATTGACTGGCTTTGGCATCCAGATCATACACACTATAAGTTTGAAAGTCCTGGGTGGTGATCATGCTACCCGAATTAGTGCTCATGATCACCTGGCCTGACTGACTTCTAGCTGCACTTTGCACATGGGTGAAAGGCACATTGGGTGTGGGTTGTGCATCAAATGTGATTAGATCATTTGTGCGAGTTATACCCGGTTTGCTGAAGTAGTTGATGGCTTGTGCGCCCATCACATATAGGTCTGACATGTGTGTATTTAAGTTAGGGTGTTAATATGACCTTATGCACATGGCCATATTTCAATCCTGTGTGTACACCAATCTCAAATCCTTTTTGAGTGGCCTTCATGCAGAAATCCACATCTTCACTCACAAGTGCGTTGTGTGGTGTGGGATTGTGATATTCAAACCAAGGGTCAGCCACCTGTTCATACACATCACGTCTCACCAAACAGCAGCCAAATCCCACAGCAGCCACATTTAGGATGCGATCAGGCACCAGGTCATGCACACTCAAATGTGCATGACCACCTGAGTGAGCATGTGGCACATACACTTCCAGTATCTTTTCTGCATCCTTGCGCTGCACATAGCATCCACTTGTGATGGCTCTGCGTTCAGTCTGCATGTGCAACAGCCATTCCAGTGTGTGAGGAGGGAAAGTCATGTCACTGTCCACATGCAACACATGATCAAACTGATTGCGCAGCATCCAGCTCACTTGCAGATTTCTGATCTGCTGTATGTTGTAGCCATAAAAGTATTGAAACTCTAGCTCACAGTTTCTGGGCACATGCAGATCCCACATGCTCTTGAAGGTGTCCACTTCCACATATTTGGCTGTGGGTATGGCCAACAGTATGCGTTGAGGTTTCACAATTGGGGCAGTTGACAGCGTGGCGACATGGGTGTCACACACAGGACTTGGTGGCATGTGCGTGGGCTGCTGAGCTGCCAGAGCAGCCACATTTTGTTCCGCAGCATGCACCTTGTAGTCGTTGAGAGGGTTTGCATCATTGTAGTTGACGATCACATCCTGCATGACTTTCACAGCATGAGCATGTGTTCTCTCTATGAGAGAATAGAACACATGAGCATCACCACCTGCACACCACCATTCGCCCTGATCATTCTGCCATTGTGATTTAATGTGCTCATCCCACAAATGAATCCTGAATGCTCTCAGATGAGTGTAGGGTATGATCCAGGTGAACAGGTGAGATCTGTATGTTTTGGACTCCCGCACATGAGGTGGATATTCTTGTGCTATGAGCGGGATCTGATCCACCACACTCCAACAACTGCCATAACTGAAGTCACATGTGGCATCCATGTGACGGTTCAGCATGTGCAGCACATCATTTCTGTTCACCAACCAATCATCACCATCCAGTAAACACACAATGGTGTGGGCATCATGATTCTGTTTGATCCATGCACAGGCTGTGTATTGGTTGGCCACAGCGCCCATCCTGTGCTGATTACGCCACAGCTTGATTCTGTCTTGTATGTGTGCTGGACAACTCAAGATTGTTTGCTGCGCTATCTGATAGCTGGCATCTGTGCTGGCATCATCTATGAGTATGTGTGTGACATTTGAATATGTTTGAGTGGCCACACTCATGATGCATCTGCTCACATAGTTCTCTGCATTTCTGAATGTGCTCACAATCACTATAGGCTGCTCAGGCACCTGACAGATCTGATGATCTTCTGCATTGGTGGTGCGACGACCAAAGATCTGTTGAACCCTTGTGCGGATTTGATCACACGCTGTAAATTGTTCCTGGCTCAACATGCGATCTGAGATCTTGAACAAATGCTGCTTCCATTGTAAGGCCACCTTGTCCCAGGTGACCCAGGGCTTCACAATACTGCATGCATGCTGCTTCTGCTGCAACAGATATCTGTTCTGGATCATGTTCCCAAACTCATTCACAAATGCATCCACTTGTGCAGCAGTGTCAATTTGTGTGAACAGTGTGTTGGGCTGTATGGCATAATTCACCTTGTAACAGGCGGCATCCACAGCAGTCTCTTCCAGGGCACCAAAGCGATTTGTCACCAAGGGGGTGTTGTAGCACAAGCTTTCCAGGGCACTGATGCCAAATGTTTCGGGAAAGGCATTGGGGTAAATCATCACAGTGCTGCTAGCCAGTATGTGCGCAATTTCCTGCTGTGTGATGATGCCTGTGAACACCACATTGCGCTCACCATCATGCTCAGCTTTTAAACGATGCCACAACTGTTCCTGTTCATCTGGTGGCAGATCTGATCTGAACTTATAGTATCCACCAATCACCTTGAGATGAGCTTCAGGATACATGTCGTGTATGCGAGGCCAGATATGCTCCAACAGTATCTGCATGCCCTTGCTCACACTGGCGTTATACACAAACTGCCAGGGATCTTTTTTAGCCACATCCACATGAGGTATGTGAATGTGCACACCATTGCGTGTGATCCAAGTTTTACGCTTGAGCACTTCATAGTTTCTGCGTGCACCATGGTCACAGTTGAGCACATATGTCATGTGCCAGTCACTCAGCACAAACAGTTCTTGGAAGTGATTGTGCAAGACCAACTGCTCCAGCACATGATCACCTGAACAGAAGGTGTCATGCATCCAGAGCACTTTGTGTGCCTTACTGTGTTGAACATGTTCATACAGTGTGTGATCATGTCTGCACCATGTTCTGTCCCAGTGTGTGGGTACAAACGGCTCCACACTTCTGCTGCTGATGATCACATCATATGCACATGCATCATGTGCAAGTTCACTCAAATGTGTATAGCGAACACCTGCATACACACCTGGTTGAGCATCATCTGTGGCACATTCACAGAACACTGTGACATCAAATCCCAGTTTGACCAAATGTGCGCTCATGTATATGACAGCACTTTCACTGCCACCCAAACCCCTCTTGGTGAGTGTATCACCATCATAAGGCAGGCCCAGCACATCTATAAATGCAATCTTCATGAGATTCTCCGAAAGTAATAATCGCCATCCACACCATTGTTACTGAACAAGGGTGCCACACATGTGAATCCCTGACGGTTCAGCCATGCAATCACTTGATCAGCTTGAGGTGCACCTGTGTTGTATTCCACATGCTGTAGCTCCAGAATCACATGTTGCACATGAGGCAATAAACTCATCATGCCTTGCAACACATCAGATTCTGCACCTTGCACATCCATTTTGATCAGATTGGGTGGAGGCCAGCCACGTGCTGACACCACTCTGTCCAGGGTGCTACAAGGCATGAGTCTCATGTGATCTGCATTGAAATATTCATGCACTTGAGGGTTGATGAGCTCATTCTCTTTGTAGTAGCTGTTGCCACCAGGATGATGATCATTCTGCCAGAATGTGACAGTTCTGCGATCACTGTTGCTGAGCACACCCAGGTGATAGTTCAAGTTGCGTTCTTTGTATAGGAATTCCACACTGGGCATTGCTTCAAACATGTAATATTGCGCTTGAGGCCACACTTGCACAGCCTGATTGTACCAGTGCAACACACAGGACCCCACATCATATATGATGTGGGGATTAACCCCCTGCTCTCTCAAATCATACAGAAATCTCACATGACTTTCTGGTAGCAGAGGTTGTGCAGATAGTTCTGCAAGTCGCTGTCTAATATGGAAACTCATGCATGAGAATTATGCATGCACACATTTGATGTTGCAATATGTTCACATGTGATTTACTCAGATTATCTGGGCAGTTTACCTGAGGTGTTCACAATGGGCGGCACGCCATGTGCACTCACTCGATTACCAAACTTTTTAGCTTGACGTCTGATCTCATCTGCATGCATGCCTGCGGGCATGTTCACACCTGGCATGACCAGTCCCACTCCACCCTGTTCACTCATGTGGGCAGGTTTGTGTATAAGGAAGTCGCTGCCCTTCTGTAGCACATGACCGCCCACTTGTGCAGCCAGCCTGTGAGCCAGTACATCATACAAGCGGTTTCTGCTACCTTCGTCTCCTGTGAACAACACATAATCCCACACATGGTTTTGGAGAAAGCCTTTGATCACACTCACCACTTGGGTAAACAATTTCACAGATTGAGTGCCCATTTGACCTGTCACATCAGTGGAGTCGTTCACTTTGAATATCACCAACCAACCCTGATCATGCACAGGCAGATCCATGTTGTTTCTGCTATACACATATTTGGCACCCACTTGGCGCACATCAGGATGCATCTCCACACTCACACGCTGGTTCTGAAATTGAAATTCAGTTTCCCAGAACTGCACAGCACCTGAACCATATGATCTCCAAGGCATTCTGATGGCTGGCTCGTTAAACACTTCATTTACTCGG